CTTCATGAGCATCTCTGCTCTTGAAGTTTATCTTGAAGAAAACCCACATGTAACTCAACTCGTAAATGGCGCTCCTATGATCCATTCTGGCAGAGGCATGGCGAAACCTGACGCTTCGTTCCGTGATCTGTTGAAACATATCAAGAAGGGAAACCAAAAAGGTATAAGTAGGTCGACCATTAACACATTCTAAGGGGTAAAATGGAAGAAGAACACGGAACAAAAAGACTAACTCGTAGAGAGAAAAGACTTCTTCGCCAATCAGGTAAACAACCAAAGGAAAATTATCAAGAGAAATTAAATTTTAATCTGAGACACTTTGATCCATTGACGGAAAACCAAAGATGGACTTTCAAAGCATTCTCTGAAGATATGAATCTAATGTTACATGGTATTGCTGGAACAGGTAAGTCCTTCATGGCCATGTATCTATCTCTTAAACAAATTCTAAACAACCCAGAATGTGTTTATAAGAAAGTTGTTATTGTTAGAACAGTAGTTCCTACAAGAGACATGGGTTTCTTGCCAGGAAACAACAAGGAAAAGACAAAGGTATATGAGGCTCCTTACTATGCAATCTGTCATGAATTATTTGGCAGAGGAGACGCATACGATTATCTTAAAAATAAGAATCTCGTTGAGTTTATTTCTACATCTTTTATACGTGGTATTACTCTCAACGATTGTATAGTTATTGTCGACGAAATGCAGAACGCTACTCTTCACGAACTAGATTCTGTCATTACTCGTGTTGGTCATAACTGTAAGGTAATATTTTGTGGAGACTTTAGGCAGTCTGACTTCACAAGAGAGCATGAGAAGAATGGGCTTAACGATTTCATGAGAGTTGTTAAGAACATGAGATCATTTGAACTTGTAGAATTTGACGCTGAAGATATTGTAAGATCGGCTCTTGTAAAAGAATATATAATTCTTAAAGACAAGATGAGGATTCAAGTATGACAGAAGCTAAAGACATAATTAGAGCATGGGACTATTGGCCTGCTCCACCGTTAGGTAGAATTGCCAAGTTCCATTATGTTGATGCTGGCAGAGAACCAGATACTAATGCTACTGCGACAATGCCAGATATGCATTCATGGTTTGTTTGGGATGATGCATCAAATTCTATTCTTTATGTTGATTACGATAAGGATATGAAGTGGAAAGACACTTGGTATCTACGATACAAATTGAATTATGGTATTGCTGAATGGCGAGACGATAATATTATCGAGAAAGAAAGTATCTCTACTAAGATCTTCGGAAACAGAAACAAGGTTGTGTTCCAAGATAAGAAACCTATTTGGTGGGGAGATTACTGCGAGATCGGTAAGAAATATGAGAACAATCCAAAGTCAGATTTCTTTGCTTGTTCTCCGCCACAGATGCTCAATGGCACACAGTCATTTGTTTATGAAAGAAAGATAGACAAGTGGACTAATGCCATGGGCGAAACATATAAGGATGTTGTTACATTAGTGTATCAACAGGCATGGGGTTCAAAGATTGGTGGCGCTAGATATTGGATGGCTAGAGGCATTGGCCCAGTAGCTGTTCAATGGATTGCTACTGTTAAAGAACCAACTGGCAATAAAATAGTCGTGACCAATCGTATGGATGCGAAGTACAAGATGGAAAATGGATTTGCGAAAGATATTCAAACATAATCTAGTACCAGAAGTTGAAATTGAAACAACTTCTATAGATGGTATCCGTTACTATGTGTTACCGAGTGGAGAAAAGTTTCGCTCGGTAACAACTGTTATCTCAGAGTCAATGGACAAAACCGCACTACTAGAATGGAGAGCTAAAGTCGGTGAGGAAGAAGCTAGGAAAATTTCTACACAGGCTGCTCGACGTGGAACCGCCGTACACTCGCTCGCCGAGCGCTATGTCCTCAACGAAGAAGATTATCTTCGGGGTGCTATGCCTTCTGGAGTTGATTCTTTTAAAAGCCTTCAGACGCTCATAGATAAACACGTTGATAACATTCTAGGTATCGAACTTCCTCTCTACTCTGTTGCTTTAAAAACAGCAGGGCGATGCGATCTTATCGCAGAATTTGATGGAGTTCCTTCTATCGTTGATTTTAAAACAAGCCGTAAACTTAAAAAAGAAGAGTGGATCACCAGTTATTTTTTACAGACCACAGTCTATTCTATGATGTTTGAGTATATGTATAAAATACAAATTCCCCAGATCGCTATTATGATAGCAGTAGATCATGAAGAACCACAGCTATTCGTAAAGGATCGTGGGGATTATGTTAATAAAGTGATAGATATATTTACTGCTCGATAAATCCTATTAGACCTTCTTCATCGGTAGAATATACCGTACGTTTAATACCAAAATGTTCTATGGCTTTCTTACAGCCAGGACAAGGTTCTGCCAGTCCACTCACCCAACTACTATCGCCTTTGTTTTGTTTCTTAACACGATAGACATAAAGAGTGGCATCTTTTAGATCTTCTTCATCAACAATCTTCAACGCTTTGATGATACAATCTACCTCTGCATGTTTAAAGATCGCATCAGTATTCTTTGCGAACTTTTTCTGCAGAGGATGAGATTTATCTGAATTGAAACCGACAGAGATAATCTCGTTACGAATAACGAGACACGCTGCCAGTTTCATTTTCATGTTATTGGAGGTAGCTAGTCTACGGACAAAGTCCATATATTTTTTATCACGAGACATTACATACCATAAGAATTGGAGCGGGCGACCAGATTCGAACTGGCGACGAACAGCTTGGAAGGCTGACACTCTACCCCTGAGTTACACCCGCATTAATTACTAGAAAGCATATGAATATCGGAAATTATAAAACCTATCATGATTGTTATTCCAAAGAAACAAACAATCTTTATGATGGCGCTAGTCTTATGATCCATAATATATATCCTTTAGATGGCTGGGAAACCTGGACTCGAACCAAGATTAACGGAGTCAGAGTCCGTGGTTTTACCGATTAAACTATTTCCCAATGGTGCTGGCAGAAGGAATCGAACCCTCGACCTGATGCTTACAAGGCAACTGCTCTACCGTCTGAGCTATACCAGCATTAATCTTAATACGCAGGAACTAAACAACTCTGAACCAGATCTGCTCCGCCAAATAACTGACCAAACAAATCATAAGGATCAACATACATTGCACAGTTTCCAGCAGCGGCCACAGGAACATTAGTTGGATATCCCGGAGGCGAATAGATGTTAGATGCTTCTGGAGTTGGAACGTAGTTATAAACAGGAACCAACGGTGCAGGCTGAACAGGAACTGCTACAGGAACTGCAATCGTAGAACTAATTGGTCCTGGACCAGCTGGAACATACTCAACTGCAACAGGAACTTGAACAGTCTTTACTACCTTCTTAACAACTGGCTTCTGAACATTGATGTTACAGTTGTTACAATAATCAATGTTATAATTGCCAGCAAAAGCAGGAGTTGCAAAAACAAGAGCCAACGCTAATGCTAACTTTTTCATCTTAGTATCCGTAGTAATAATAACGAGGACGATTGTAGTAGTAAGCCGGAGGAGCATATGGTGCGTAATAACCACCACCATAAGGATATCCGTAACCACCGTAACCATAACCCTGCGAAGCAATTGCTCCACCAATTACACCACCAAGAATAGCAGCACCAGCCATGGCACCATACGCTGCGCCATAACCGTATCCGTAACCACCATAGCCATAACCCCATGCATTGGCTGGCTGAGAAGCAGTAGTAATACCAAGAACTAACAGTAATGCAACAGCGAACTTTTTCATTTCGATCTCCATAAAGGAGCGGACTAACCTTAGATCCGCACGAGTCTATTTATAGCGACCAACCTAATTCTGGCTGGAATGGCAGGATTCGAACCTGCGACCAAGTGATTAACAGTCACCTGCGCTACCGCTGCGCCACATTCCAATATAAGAATATAAATCCACCGATAGTCAAGACAAAAAAGATAATACTCCAACATATATCGTTGATAATATCTTTCTTTACTTGACACATAACTCGATCGCATCCAATAGGATAACTACGAGTCACTCTCGAACATTCTTTACATACATAGTAGTTGGGGAAGTTCATATCATTCATCGTATTTATATTCTACCCTAAACCTACCAAAAGTCAAGTTATTTATGGTGCTGTCGGAGAGAGTCGAACTCCCGACCTGATGATTACTAATCAACTGCTCTACCAACTGAGCTACGACAGCATTC